GGCAATCTCCTCAAGGGTTACCCTCTCCACAGGGTCTCCGCTACCGCTAAAGGTCATATCGCTACGATAGACGGATGTGGCTTCGGGGATGGGCTGAATAGGGTTGGATGGGGTTACCTCCGGCCTTGCATAGACTGCAAGCACGTTCCATATCCCGTGGCCCAAGTCAGACTCAAGGGCAGGGTCGCTGATTGCAACCCCGCCCTCTGAGTTCGTCTGAAATATGCGCGTATAGGTCAACTCCCTCAACGCCTCCTCGCTGCCATCCCTGTTGGCCATAACCCATCCAATGGCGGTCATGGCACGAGATATGGCAGAGTTGATGGCAGGGACGTAGTCCTGTGCATCAAGATAACGGTCGCTCCCCTCCGCATCGAGGTTTGCAGCCATTGTAGCCTTGATGTCCTGATACGCTATCATCTGTTAGATTGCCTTTGCTTGCAGAAGGTCTGCACGACCAGCAGCAGAAATCATCTCACGCGTCCGCATCTCCTCATTGGCCATGTCCCTCTTGGCAAGGGCATTGGCAATGTTGGTACGCAACGTCGGGAGAGACATCTTGCTATCCACCCTGATGCCATGCTCTGCGGCCATCCGATACAGTTCGGGGGCCATACGCACGTTCAAGGTTTGGATGTGCTGGGCGAACTTCTGCGCGAATTTCACCTGTTCGCTGGTAATATCCGCCTCCTTGGAGTTGGAGAAGAACACACGCTTGAACAAGGGATGGGTCTCCAAGAACGCCTGCTCACGCTTGGAGTTGGTCTTGTACGTTGAGATGTAACGGGTCTGCCACTGCTCACCGTTACGCACAGCAGTGCCGTGATCCATTTGGAAGACCATCTTCTTGTAAGGAGCCTTCACAAGCTGGCCACCGATACGCTTGGCAGGGACGATCCAAAAGAACTGGGGAGTGAAGTAGACCTTCTCCTCTCCAACATCTTCGGGGTCCATATCCCGCTCATCAATCAGGCCACTCTCGTCAGGCTCATTGGTGATCTGACGAATGGCCTTACCCATCTCTTGGGCAATGACCTTTCCGATTTCAATTGCCTGCGTCCCAGTGTCTTCTTTTACCGGAGGAGCGGTGTACTGCTTGGCTTCTTCAATAGCAGCCTTGAGTGTCTCCTCATCTACATCATCCTGATAGAATACGCCGAGTTCGTCAGCCTTCCTCTTCAGTTTTCCGAGTCGCGCCTTGAGCGCATTTTCAGCATTTGCCATGGTGCATGGTTTTTAATTTATGCAAATATACAAGAAAAAACCCCGCCGAAATCGACGGGGTTCTTCTTGTCAGACTCGACGAGGCTTACGCCACATCAATGATAAAGTTCTGCGCGGCATTCTGCACCTTGGTGCCAACCATGCCCTCCACCGTGTAACGCTCGAAATCGTAGATTTCAAACGGAGTGGTGTTGGTACGGCTCTGCGACACCTTGGCCTCTTGGCTGATCATGGCCACGCCACGCATGGTCACGAGCTTCACGCTGCTCTTCTGAAGAACCACGAGACGACGAGCGTACTCTTCGGGGAAGCTGGCGGGGTCGTTCCAGATCTGCGTCGGAACAAGGGTCAGCTTCTGACCGCCAAAGCGCCACTCTTCAAAGTCCAGATCCCAGATCTTGTCGCCTGCGCTGTAACGCACAAACTCCGCCTTCTGCTTCAGGTTCAGAGCGTGCAGCATTTCGGGGGTGCCGAAGATTACGCGCTCGTTGGTGATGGGACCGAAGTTGGTCTGGAAGATACCAGTGGTCAGGTCATCCCACACGGTGGACATCGTGCTGTTCAGCAGTGCGCCGCCGTTGTTGATGATGCTGGGTACGATACCCTCGGTGAACTTGGCAATGGCAGTCTCGCCGCTGTTGCTGTAGCTCACCAAACCTTCGCCATACTGGCCCAGCCAAATGCGCTGACACATCGACACCTTCAGTTGGGTGAGGACGTTACGCATATCAACCTCCATGAAGTTGGTCTGCGACTGGTTCTTCCACTTCAGGCGCTCCAAGCGGTTCCAAATCATCTGCTCCGGACCCACCTTCTCAATGAGGTTGGTACGACGCACGGTCTTGGTACGCACGGGGTTGCTGAAGGTTTGGAAACCATCACCGCCAGCGGTCAAGCCGTTGGTCAGGTTGATGCTCGTAGCAACCACTGCACCAATGCCAACGCCAACCATAGAGCGAACAGTTACAACTGCGGTACTCGTGTTCACGTTACTCACAATCACTTGATTGGGAACACCAAGGTCATCAGTGTAGTGCAGCTTCTGACCAACGAACACATAGTTCAGAGAGTCAGCAGTAACGGTAATGGTGTCGGTCACCGTGCTACCGGGGACAGCAGTTTCGCCAGCGATAGCACCAGCGGTAACGATGGGGCTACGGCTCCACACGTTTTCGTGCCAGATCACCTCATCGCCGGGAGCTTCCTCGGTGGTGAAGGCCATCAGGTACTGAAGGTCAAGGAACTGCTGGGGCTGCGCGTCGAAGATGATCGGCGACACGGGCAGCATCAGGTGGGAGGTCACGCCACGGCCATAGGCGGCAGCGTAAGGGGAACCGGGCGCGTTGGTATTCGCTAGGCCAAACGGCGCGTTGTTCACATTTTGTTGATACGACTGAAGTGACATTTTGGTTGTTGGGTTTTAATGTTTAGACTGTCAAATTGGCCTTTAGCAGGATTTGGTTAATCATGTCCTGTTCGGCCATTCCCCGTGGTTGATCGCCGGGGTCGCGATAAGCCCCTTTGGGCATCGAGGGCTGGCGAGAGGTTGCCTCCAAGAGTGCCTCCTGCTTGCCTCGCTCAAATCCTCTCGTTTCTGCGGCCTTCATTGCTCCGTCGAAATGAAGCGCCTTCAGATACAGGGTTGCTGCTTCGGCTGTCGGGGTGACACCATCTTGTTGGACGAACCGCCCAAGGAACCCGCCGCTCTGTACATCGCTGACAACATTGTCGTCCATGAACAGACGCAGCGGGGAGTTCTTTGCGTTTGCGATAGTTTCTACTACGCTCTTCTGATAGTTCTCGAAAGCAGCCTTCTCCGCCTCTTGGCGTTTGGCCACCTCGGTGACGATTTCATTGCGCTTCTTGTCGTGCATTTCAGCAGCAGTATCGCGCAGGATGGCAATACGCGCCTCAATGGCATCAACCACCTCCTCGTCGGCTTCGGGGTCCGTCAGGGCATCCCATTGCTCCGGCTTGATCTTGTTGGGGAGGTAGGTGTCAATAAGCACACGGTCTTCAAGGTCTTTGCTCTCCTTGCTGTCAAGGGCAACCTTGGGCAGAGACTTCAAGTACTCTTGAGCATCTTCAGCCTTGCCTTCCAGTGCCAATTGCATGGCACGGTAAAGAGAAGGTGGCAGTGTATTTAGCTGGTCCTTGAAAGGAGCAATCTCGTCATACTGCTTCTTGAGCAGTTCGGCCTCTGCAATCTTCTTGTCGATTTCAGACTTGAAAGCCACGGGGTCATCAACACCATAGGTCTGCTTGAACAAGTTCTTGGCCTCATCACTCCACTGAATAACAGCGGGTTTCTGTTCGCCAAGTACATCATTCAGAAGCGTTGCATAGGGGTCCGTAGGCTGGGAATTACCACTGGAATTTACAACGGGAGCAGCAGGCTCTGCTTGCTTGGGAGCCTCTACTGGCGCGGGTTGCGGAGCTTCGGCAACCACCGGAGCGGTTTGGGAATTTTGCTCAACCGCTGGTGCGGCGGCAGGCTTGGCATATGCTTCCTTACGCTCGGCAAGCGTAGGGCCGAGGATGCTTGCAAGGGCATCCCCGGTAAGGCTCTGATTGTCAGTTGTTTCAGTCATGTTGCAAATTTAGTTAATGGTTGCTGTTTTTGTTTTTTTGTTAAATCCCTCCCGGTGCTACCGCTCCGGACATCTCTGCATCAGGTTTCATCCATTCGCTTTCTGCTTGACGATATGGCTGCATAGACTTCTGCTCTAGTTGCGCCATCTTCAAGTCGCTATTGTTTTCCTGCTTGGCAAGTTCAAGCTGCTGCTGGTCGATTGCCTGTTGCTCCTGATCCATTGCCTGCTGTGCCATCATCATCTGCTGCTGCTGCTGGGCTTGTGCCGATGCTTCAGCCGCCTGCTTGGCAAACTGACGAGCCGCCGCATAGGCATCATCCGGAGTAGAGCGGCCAAGCAACTGCGCTGCTGTGGTCGGGTCAAGCATACCCATCTGCATAAGCTGCGGGATAAGCTGCTGGTCGGTGATGGTGCGAAGCTGCTGTCCGTCAGGAGCAAGGGAGACCTTTACCCTGAACTGCTCCAGTTGCATATCCTCCGTTGTGACAAGCGCGGCCATGTCCTCCTCTCCGACCATTTGGCTCAACAGCCAAGGACGCTTTGAGTAGAATTGCTTGCCAGCCTGTGCGTCGAACTGGTGTATCTGCTTGTATAGTTCGGCCACGGCAGCATAGAATGGCTGCTGCATAACACCAGCCTGTTGGAGTTGTAGCTGGAGAGTACCTACAAGCTGTCCTCCCTGCGGGGAGCCATAGTTGCTCTCATACACACCCGTTGCGCTCTCTGCAATAGCCTTGAACTGGGGCAGTGAGCCAAGGAGGTTGTACATACCGGGGCCGGGGCTTGCGTCCACCTGACCTGAAGCGTTCTGAAGGCCACCAAGCTGTGACGCTGCCACAACGATGGTATCCCCCTCCTTGACTTTCATGTTCAACTCCTCTTCATCCATGTTGGAGCCGTCGATAGCCTCCTTGGCGATGAGTACGGACTTGCCTCCAGCCTTGCGAATCCTCCAAGCGATGTCAGAGGTGATTTGGTTCATCCAACGCTGCGGGTCACGGGCAGCGGTGAGCGGGGCCACAACGTGACCGCCGAGGTAACGCCATGCCGAGAACTTAATCGGAAACTTGACAGAATATACGTCATCTGGGTCAGCCTCCTGCAATGGGTACATACCATAGTCCAGCACAAGGTCACCCACAACACCCACATTGGGCAGTCCGCTGTTCATGGGCGGTTGAGAAGGGCGACCATCGGCAGCGAAGGGAGCGTTCTTGGTATATCCTCCGGGGAGGTACTCCCAAGGAATCATGGAGCAGTAGCGAACTACTTCAATCGCCCTCTTCTGCTTCTTGGACCGGAGTTCAGACGCAGTCCACGCTTCGGTGTACTGGTTCTTTGGTGGCTCCACCAAGTCCTTGTCTGTAAACTGCGGCTCTCCGGTGTCGGGGTCTACTTCGTTGATGGTCACATACTGAACCATACCATCCTTCTCCACAAATCCACGCTCCACATACTTCATGTCCTTCCAATACATGGTAAAGACACGGGGGCGGGATTGGGGCCAACCAGCGTTGAAGTTGTATCCACCGGGCAGGATACGCGCCCACTTGTCAAGGGCAAGCACAACGTCTGACTTTGGTTGCCAGCGTTCTGCAATGCCTGACACGTTCATCAGTGGGCAGGTGTATACAAACTGCCCGTCAGCAAAGTCAGGGCGCATGGCCGAGGTGTCCCATCCAACCTCACGAGGCTCACAAATCTCCCACTCAAGGTTGTTGCCGTTGACAAAGCAATGGGCTGCGGCTACGCCTGACAGGGCCATATAGGCAGCGGTTACGCGCTTGGTGTCCTCCAGCTTGCTACGCTCGGCAATCATATTCATCAGGGAGTTTGCCCCACGGATGATATGATCCTGATAGGTCATGTCGAATATCTTCTCTGTCTCCTGCATGGAAGGAGAAATCCCCTGCCCCTCAAATGCAGCGGCCATCATTGGCCCTGCACCAGCAGCCTCCGACATCAGCATGGCCTTGGCAAATGCCTCCTCCCTACGGGTCTGTGCATAGTACTGGGTCACAGCCTCTGCCTTGGCCGAGATTGAGATGTTGTCCACCGCTCCGACCATGCGGGTCAGCATCGGGGACAGGATGGGAAACTTGAACGGAATACGAGAGGTTTGGGCAGGGCCGTCTCCAAGGAACATACGCACATCCTCCTCCTCACCCCACCGCGAGTCGATGGCGTATTCCATATTGGCAGTATAGTTGCCCCTGTAGAACTCAATCCAAGAACCCACCTGACGCGATAGGAAGTAGCGCGTCCACAGAGCATGATATGACTCACCCTTCTCCCTTTCGGGGGTGGTCATAGTCGGAGGGATCATCGTGGCAATGGGAATCCACGTCCAAAATCCCCTGTTATTTACTGTGGTGGGTGTCATCGGCGAGATTGTCTAAATGATTTTACTGAGCCATCAAGCTCATCTACAATAGTGTTATCTGATTCTACAACTCCAAATCCCCCTTTTTCGAGGGTTTTTGAAGTTTCCTCCAATAGCCTCCAAATAGCCGGAGCGCGTTTACTCCAAGACTCTTGCTCCTCAATGTCCATCGTGTTGATGTCCACAGCAAGCATTGCCTTGCAATTGTCCCGCACTCTTTGCGTGTAAAGATAATTCTCAACCCTAGCCCCTAGGTTGAAGGACTCCATTCTTTTGAATGCAGACTTGATATTATCCGGGAATTGCGCCTTAAATTCCTTAAACTTTGACTCCCTCTGCTGTTCTGTTGGGTATGCAACACGAACACAAGGTTCCAACTTTTCAGCATCTTCCATGTCGTAGTACGGGGATGCAGAGCATCGGAACCACCACACAAACAAAAGGTCGTGGGTTTTTATGGCTTCCGGACGAAACTCTGCGTACTCTACGAGTTCGGGGTACTGGACACGCAAGTCCTTACCATTCTTGGGGGCGAAGATGAGATACCTCCGCTCCAGCATCTGTTCAATTATCTGCTCGTTCATGTGTACTTCATTTCCACGCGTTCAGTTGCGTAGTATGGCCTTAATGTCATGGGGTCACGCTTGATGACCCTCTTGGTCTTGTACTGCTTGGTTTCGGCAGAAACCTTTACAGGCTTCTTGTTGATGCAGCGGGAGCATAGTTCAGCATAGGCCACAGCGTAAACCAAGTCGTCGTTGTAGACGTTCTTGTTCATCGTACCCCATACCACAGACCCGTCTGCCTTGGCCTCCACAGAGATGTGCCTCACCTGTGTCCAAAAGTCATAGTACCATATATTGTGTCCGTTCGTCCTGATAAGGTCGGTTACATCCCCGTAGAGTGACTCTTTTCGACTTCCCTTGCCACCCTTCAGGTCAACGCCATAGATGTGCGTACCGCCCTTGTATTTGGGTAGCAGTTCGTTGCGAAGCAGCAGCGACTCCCGAAGGTTGAACACCGGGGAACACTTGAAGTCCACATATCTGTGTCCCACGTTGATTTCAACGAGTTCCTTGCAAGCCTTCTGTCCTTGGTTTCTGTAATACATCCCCATCAGCACCCCCTGCAAGAACAAGTCCGTGGGGAATGTGGTACGGGCGTTCAGCGTACAAGCGACGGTGGGTACATACACCTCTTCCCCGTTTTCGATGACGGTACGCGCAGCGCAGTCCCATATAGCTGATGAATAGCGCGAGAAACCTCCGTCATTCTGAATGGGGTCAGTTCCTTGGAAGTAACGATAGGCGTAGGAGTTGTCCGGCTCCAAGAACATCTTGACCGGAGCCTCGATGTCGTCGAATGCTGACGGAACCCAGCGAGATCCCTTGATAGGGTGCGCGTAGAGGCTCCCCTCCGGTAACTTGACCGACTCGTCCCACACCGGGACAAACTTGCCGGGGATTGGCTGGAACCCCTTCTTGTGACACTCATTTATTATCCTGTTCTGCTGTTTTACGATTATCTCCATAGGAACCAGCGTCTTGTGGCTGGTCATAAAAGCATCGTCCGGCTTGCTTGGGTAGTGGGCGCAGAACAATGACAATCGCTCTGTGGCCGAAAGACCTTTTGTCTCCTCGGTCTGTCCACGCAGATACTTGGTCTTCTGCTTGTTGTAGAACTCACGGGTCATACCCGGTCGGCACGTCCAGTCCATGAAGACCGGAACCCATCCCCCCGTGTCCTCACCTCCCTCCCAAGCCGCAAGCAGCGACTTAAAGTCATTCTCGAAAGCACCCTGCCCTGTGTTGTTGGAAGAGCCAGTACCCCATGCAAACGCTTGACGGACAAGTTCAAAGCGACCTTTCGCCTTATTGAACTGGTACATCGTGGGGTCGATTTCGCTTTTGATTGTCTGATATGTGGGTATGTTTTGTGCCTCATCAAACAATGACCACGTTGGTGTACGTCCATTGACGGTCATGCTATCCTCTGCCGACAGAAGTCGGAACTCCGAGATGTCCCTACCCTTCTGTGCCTTGGTATCTCCGGGGTCAAAGTCCATAATTGCACTCTCCGAGGAGAACCCCTTGCTCACGTCCACCTCACCAATCATCCAATGTGGCAAGTGCTGGAAGGTGGACTGGAACTTATCCCTGAATAGAGTCTTACCCGTCCCGTCCTTTTTATGCACCATGAACACTCCGCTGAACGAAGAGCGGACAACGCTTTCCAATGCAGCCATTGCCATCATGGTGGATGTAATGGCAGCTTGACGGCCCTTGACAAGGTCAAAGCTGTTTCCCCTGTCCACAAGGAAGCACAGCAGGGCTTGCGGGGCAGATGCTTCATATGGGCGACGGCCACCGATGAACCCATCCTCCTTGATGGAGACGTACTTGTTCATCCCGTACAGCTTGTTATCGGCTATACGAGCCAGTTCCCTGCGCTTGTATTCGTACCTCTCTACGGGGTCAATATCCGCTAATGTTCGTTTGTCATCCAGCCATCTCTTCGCCTGTTCTATGTATAGATAGAATGGCTCGTAAGCGATGATGGAGTCAAACCTTGGGATGTGACTGTTGATGAACTTGCGGAACTCCTGATCATAGTCTTCAGGGCTGTCGGGCTTCCAACTAGCCTTCTCTATTTCAACATCCTTCCACTTTTCAATCCATGAATTGGGAATCTTGCTGTAATAAGACTCACCCTCAAGTTTGTCGCTAGCCCTAGGCCCTTCTGTTATTGTGGGGACATCATACAGCCATAGGTGACACTCTCCAAGGTCGGGGATGTCGGTTTCTTCTGACTTGAATGACTTCTGTTCCTTATGCTGGGCAACAAGTTCCTCTGAAAAGCCAGCCGACCTGACCTCCTGCTTGTGCTGCTGGGAGATGGATATTCCCTCCGAACTGAGCTTTAGAAGAAGTTCGGCGGTATGCTCTTGTATGGACTTCCTTGTGTCGATAGGTGCAAATTTAGATACAAAGTATTGAGCATCAACATATTGTTGCTATATTTGCTCTATGGATACCACCAGCGTTTCATTCGACGGGTTTGCACAAGAACTTCTTGAAGAATGTGGTGGTGTGATTGTAATCTACTACACAGATGCCAGCACCATATCGTTTTGACATCAATGTCGGTAACGGAGACATTGAATTTGTCAATGTTGCTTCTTCTCTAACAGAGTATCTTATCAACCTTTATACTGTTGTTGATGTAACCGCTCATGTCAAAACAGTTCGCGTTTATGGATTGGCTGACGGGTCTAGTCCTTTCCTCCCGGCAAATTCTTCAATTTGGGCACCCGTAGCAAACGATGCTACTATGTTTCAAGACCCTTGGCCGGAACCAACTCTTGCAAACACTTTTGACACTCAAATTGCAAAATCTCCAGCGGACCAATACTTTGTCCGCTTGCATCTAAACGACCAGCGTTTTATGGATATTCCAATGGGCAAGGTAGCCAACCAAGCAACTTGGACTAACGATACTATCGGAGCATCCGCCTGCATTGTGGACATTCGCGGGGCTATTCGGATGCCTTAAAGTCAATCTGACTCATAAGTTCCATAAGGACGTTAATACCTCCTTGAACTTCAGCAACCCTCATGTAATCCATGGGGGTTGTTCGTTCTTGGTTATTGACGATGTCTGTCCACTGCTCGTTGAGCTTGTCTAGTTTCGTCAAGATAAGTGCTTTAATTGCTTCGTTTTTCATGGATACAAATATAGCAACACCTGTGCTTGGTAGAAAAATTTGCATACCCAATACATAACTCCCTGATAATCAGTTATATTTGCATCATAAACCTCAACTACAATGATCATTCAGTTCAACGACGTGAATGGCGAAGTGGTAAACACCAACTTCGTTACTCCCCAGCTTATGGCAACGGTAGGCCCGTTCTCCAAGCTGATCACCTACCCCACCTACAATGTTCCGGGTGATGAATCTTACACCGGGCCATACTATGGCAACACCCCTCCCGGTGTTAACCAAAATCTAACTCCCTTTGGCCGAACCGAGCCTGTAGAAGGCAAATTGACCACCTCTTACTTTGTGGAGGATGTCCTCACTCCTTTTGGCCCCACTGGTAGCTATCTGTTTCCGCTGGGTCAGGGTGGTTCCTACATCGGCTTCTACAGCCCCACGGGTGTGCTGTACACCAAGTTCAAGATGGATGACGCTGCCGCTGCTTCGACTGGCATTGCCACCATTGCTGCATCTCTCGGTGCTGGCGACCCATATCTGCTGCTTTTGAGCGACGGTACCGTTGGTCCCTAATACTCTTTATGCCTATGTAGAAAGCCCCCTTTATTGGGGGCTTTTTGCTTTTAGTAGATTTGCTCTATGAAACAAGCGTTCCCTGACCTTCGTAACCCCGAACCAAGCAGAGGTGTTGTAGACAGAACAAATGTTACAATCCAAGACCTTGTGACAGCTATTGTCGAGGTGGACAAGGCCATTACGCGATTTGAGTCACAGGCGGACTCTAGGTTCGGTATGCTGGCCAACAGAAGGATAGATGCGCTCATCCACGTCTGTGAGAACCTCAAGCGTCGTATAAACGACACTCGCAGGATGCTCAACTCGGAGGATGATACGGAGTATTGATGCCCAAGGTGTCGTTCCTGCTCAACACCACTTGGTTGGTGTCGAAGAACTTCACATTTCCATCCTCCAGCCCTACCATGAACACGCTGTTAGCCTGTGGCCCGTAGTCTATCATGCAGATGACTATTCCATCTCCAAGTTCTGTGGAGACCCATAGTATCTGCTTGAACTCGTGGACTATCAAGGTTCAACTACTAGCTTTGGTTCTTCTGCCACCTCGGCTTCGGGGGCAGAGGCTTCTGCCTCGTCCACCATCTTGTTGATGGCTTCGACCACTTCGGAGAACACCTGTGGGTGGTTCATAGCCATGTGGGCAATGACGTTCTTCACCATCTGTTCGCTGTAGTGGCCGGACATCTTCACCCCTCCCTCCACATCACCGCTGTACATCATAAAAAGTTCAAGGGTGTGCTTCTTGCAGTGCTTGTGCAACTGGTCGGCGAGGAGGGATAGCTTGCTTCTGTTCTGCTTGTCTGTGGGCATGGTCAGTCTTTTTTCTTGTTTTGGTATCGGGCCAGCATCCGGCGACCTTTGGCAACGGCAGATGCCTTGTCACCATAGTGGCCCCACGCCTCCAAAGATAGCTTCAGACGGGTCTTCTCGCCATCCTTCATCAGGGGGCCAGCGGCACTGCCCATCCTTACCAAGAAGGAGCCTTTGCGACGCATCTGTTCGGGGGATGATGGTGCGCCCTTGACAGGAGCCTTCAGGTTGCTCCCGGTCTCCTTGTTGTACTTGGCGCGGCCAGCGGCGGATAGACCGCCCTTGGGGTTTTTATGTTCCTTGCGGAGGTTTACTTGCTTAGACATCTTCTTGCGGTTTTGTAAATGTTCCGGTTATTGGGTCGTATATGTCTCCTATGGCGCGGTCTTCGTCCTCGTCAGGAACAAGAAGGTCATACGCGCCGGGGTAGACGTAGTCAGGCTCGTTGACCAAATCTAGTACAATAATGTTCTGTACTATGTTATTGCGAACTACGCAGACTCTCATTGTGCAAATACTTCATAGACAATTAAAAACCCATTGCCGCCAGCACCCGACGCACCGCGTGTGCCGCCTGCTCCATTGCTTTGAGATCCACCGCCGCCACCGCCAGCAGCACGTCCACCCGCTGCGCCATTGCCAGCGACAGCAGATGCGCCCGTGTTGCCAGCACCGCCACCACCAGCTGTGCCCATGCCTATGGTTGCTGTCACCAGTCCAAGGAAGGGATCAAGATAGATGTTGCTCACACCTGCTGTGCCGTTGCCGCCGTTGGCTACACCACCAGCACCGCCAGCCGTGAGGCTGCCGTTGTTGTAGCAGCCGCCTCCGTCTATTCCGTTGCCGACAGCCGTTGTCGTTCTGCCACCACCACCACCTCCTCCTGCACCTGCTGTGGTGACCATGCCAATAGTCGCAGCGACAACACTTGCTTGACGGCCT